AACTGTAAAAGTAACAGATTATATAGGCGTTAGCAACGACATATCAGTGCTAACTGCGATAAGCAACAACGAAGGGCCTGATTACTTTAGAGTATGCGCCGGATTTACTAGATGGATGCCTAGACACTTAGAAGGTGAAGTAGTAGGAGAAGAACCCTGGACTATTAACCAATCGTGGAGTTTTATTCCAGCTACACTTGAATCGGTATTTACATTAGATGATATTGATCAATGGCACAAGGTTATCGGTGAATCAAGTCGCCAACAAGTAGCAAGCTGGTTTTAATCTTTTTCAGAATTGATATTTGCCAGCATACTTCGAATATCAGCTACGCCCTTTGCGTGTCTGTTTTTACTAACTGATGCACCTTTGGTTGGATCAACATCTATAATTTCACCAGTCTCTGGATCAGTTGTTGTTGATACGGAACTAGTGCGTTTTAATCCAGCATAAACACCGTTGCTAGATGCGCCGTTAGATCGTCCAGCACCTTGATTGAAACTACCTTCTTGCTCGTCTTCACCTAGATCACTGATACGCAGTGTATCTACGTTAAACTCTAAGTCAACTTTTTGCCCGACACCACTTGAACTACGTGTCTTCATAAACTGGATTTGATAGCGTCCACGTTCCTTCATAGCACGACTTGTAAAGATACCAATCACGTTATCTGCCGTCATGATCTTACTCAAGCCACCCGAAATGTGACTGTGATCAAATTCAATTTCTTCAACAGCACTGCGGTTTAATTGCGATGCTGTAACAGTTACGCATTGTGTTTCCATAGCCAAGTTACGGATCTCTTCTGACACATATTTGTCTTTAACAAACAAATCGCTAGGCGAGACCTTTACTGATAGCGGCATCATTAAATCCAAATAATCTATTAACAAAACGTCGGGCTTGCAACCTTTCTTAACTTGATACTCTTTTAAGTATGCACGGATGTCATTACAGTTCTTGCCCGATGGCATATATTTGACCTGTAGGTTACCGCTCTTTTTGCCAATCATCTTAACCTTTAGTTCAACATCGTCAATATTCTTAAAAATTTCACGAGTTGTAATACCAGTCATCATAGAGTCGAGACGCATTGCTACAAGTCCTTCACTCAACTCGAATGTTAGATACAATACATTAAGCCCTTGCTGTGCCCAGTTTACTCCTAAGTTAGCTAGGAACAAACTCTTACCACCACCGGATCCTGCACAGAAAATGTTCAACTCACCGCGGTTAAATCCACCATAGAGTTTCTTATCAATGCTGGGCCATCCTGTGCTAATCTGCCCGTTACCATCTTTCAGCTTGCTCAGTCGTTGTCTAGGATCTTCAAAGTAATCAGTGCCCATGTCCTTATTCAAACTAATTTGAATAGCATCCTTAATCAACTTCTCGACCGGTCCATAGTCTCCTGCTTCTAATAAGTCACTAGAATCAATAATAGCTCTCTCTAATCCTTTGTGACGACTAAAGTTTTCAAACTCGTTCATCAACCAATCGTAATTTTCTTTGGGCAACTGCACAGGATTTAAATCCGAACCAGTGCTGGCATTAACAATACTAGCTTCGGGCATTACCTTGTATTCATCTACATACTTGGTAATAAATGATGCTACTTCTTGTAGACGTTGATCAAAATTCAACGGATCAAAAATATTTTGGCAGCGAACAAATGTCTCTGCATCGCTCATAAACATTTCTAGATATAGTTTTTGAATGTCGTGATTGTAATTTGGTTTTGGTTGTTTTTCTTTATTCTTCATCTTGTATTGCTTCTAGTTTTTTCTTCATTAAATTTATTTTTATCTCGCCCGAGACCTTGTAGTGCAAAATTGTGGTTAGCACATACAAGCGTCCATATTTCTTTACAGCATCGGCAATGTCTTTAACATCGTCTCCCCACGGTGGTAAACTAGCACTCCATCCATTTGTGATTGCACTCTTAAGCATTTTTGCTCCGGGTCTATCCCTATCGGGGACTGCAATCACTTCTCTATCTAGTGCGTTTATTCTAGTGACTTGTGCTTCGTTGGGTTCGTTAGTCATAATGGCCACACCATCAATCGCTATTGCATCAAATTGACCTTCTGATACAATAACATATTTTCGATCATACAACTGTGCATCTATGTTAAACACATACCCGCTCTGACTGTCAGTTAGATATTTTGGCTTACCTGGTTTAATTTTGCGTCCAGTATATCCTACAACTTTGCCGTCTTGATAGAAAGGAATAATAACTCTATCACGGAATCCCGGTGAGGCTGACCAATGCCACTTATACCACTCGTAATTCATACCTCGATCCAGCAGGTAATTTATTACTGCTATTAGATCAGGATCTTGACATCCAGTCTTAATCCATTCACTTACACTCTTGCACTCATCGGGCAGTGACGTTTCGAGTAAAGTTAGCGAAAATGCTTTTTTAAAGACTGGTTGATCATCTTTGATCTTTAATGTTGCTAGATTAAGTTTACCGATATCAATTTCACTCATACCTAACCAGCCGAATAGATTTTTTGTGTTTTTACTTAAAATCTTGCCGGGAGTCCACCCAGCCGCAAAACCACAATTAAAGCAGTGATAAACAAAACCGTCTTTTTCTATCTTGACTCCGCCACGTAATCGATCATCACGACGTTCACCCCTGTGTTGGCAGCAAGGTGCATTAAAACTTGTCCATCCACCCGATGTTAGTTTTCTTTTAGAAGGTAATAATGCTGTTAAAGCAGATTGTATATCATTCACATATACAGTTTAACTTCTGTATAATGCTTTGTCAAATGATCCGTAGTAAGCAGGATTGTCATTTACTGCCTCTGCCGGAGCCGTTCCCGGAATGTGCATTACTCGAATGTAGGTGTAAATTCCATTAAAATTGATATAATCAATTCCGTTTGCACCTGTATAGGTTCGGGCGGCAATTGTGCTATAGTTTCCACTATTTCCCGGACTGTTGTCCAAAGTGCCCTGTAGATAAACAGTTCCTTTGTAACCGGTCATATAATAGGCAATTGTGTGCAATGCGGTATTACCATTATATTCAGGACTTGCATAGATATTACCACTCTTATGTTCATACAACGAGGTTGCATCGTTAAAGGTTGAAGTAAATGCGCCAATGTTGACACTGTCTTGAAGAACAGGATACACATCGTGATTTAGATGCAGGGTTCCGGCCATACCATAATATGTATTGGCATAAGCAGGAGTGTAGGTTCCATCACTTTCTCGCATTCTAACGGAATACTGATAGCTTGAACGATCTAAATCAAGGGTGTCGCTTTCGTTCAATGTTAGCAAAGCAAGACCCTTAGTTGATGTAGTTGAAGCATCTAAAACTTCAAGTTCTTTTTCAACTAGCAATCTGCGATTTACGGAATCAAATAAACTAAACACAAATGTTTGTGTATTGTAAATTCTAACGTTTCTTTGATCGCTATTTTTAAATTGAACTCTTACTTGATTCTTAATACCTTTTTGTATTTTTAGGTCGCGTTGATACATAACCTGGTTTACTCCTTTAACAGTAGTGTCCAAATCTAGTGTTATATCGAGTTTGTAATTATATAAATAGACTGGTAAATTTTGCATAAAGTATTTATTTTAAACCGATGAGCAATCAATTCCAAGAAAATTTCCCCTTTATTTCCTGCCTAAAATCCAATGATAAGGAGTATGTAGGAATTGTTATCAATTTTGATGACTATGTTGCCAGCATATATGATCTATCAATGATAGTAAGCGACGGTCACCGTGAACTATTTTTAGAAATGGGGGAAATTTGGTGGTGGGAAAGTAATCGTAAAATTCCTATCAACATATTTCTTAAACAAGAAATGCAGGTTTTTAGACCGTTTATAAAAACTTTTAACGCAAAAGATATAGAATTAGTATTTGGACCAATAGTTAATCTTAGTGAAATTGCAGAAAAACGAGTTAAACGGAAGTCGATACAATTAGTTAGAGCAATAAGATTGAAATGAATTTTCTTATAGTTGGGGATAGTTGGGGATACAGTTTGCCTTATCCCAACAAAGACTTTAAATGGTTAGAATATAATTTAATTGCCAAAGGTAATACAGTTTATAACAGATCAGTCTGGGGCGGCACAAATTATAGATCGCTCAACGACGCAACATTTTTTTTAGAACAGACAGAATCTAAAATTCAAATAGATACCGTTATATGGTATAATACCTGTCTACTTAGAGATGCTAAATTGCACTTACAGCATCCCGAAAATATCATGGAACAACCTAATATAACATACGATAAAGTAATCCAATACTTGTCGGATAAAGTTGTAGGACAAGTAGAAAACATTAGAAATAAATTTCCTAATATAAAATGGTGCATCATAGGCGGACATGCTCCAGTGTATCAACCAGAAAAATATACATGGGCAGACTTCATGATTACAGATTGGAGATCTGAGCTTTTACAAGAAGATGTTCCTGGGTCGCATTCGTTAGGCGAAATTGAATGGCTTCAGCAGAATTTAGATAATCTCGGTGCGGATGTTGTAGAAGCTGAATTAAAAATACACGAATCGATTTATCAGAAATGTAACAATCGTCGAGATATATTTTTTGATAGTATTCATCCAGATGCTGAACACTCTTACTTTCTTTCAGAAAGAATAGCTCGACATTTCAACTGTATCCATAACTAATTTGTTCACAAATTAAATTCATTTGAACAACAATTGCAGCCGCATATGCAACTGCATGTGCCTTCTTAAAAAAGTAATCATCGGTTTTGGGTTTTACCCAAACTTCATTCATTACTGTTGTCCAGTCTTTTCCAATTAGATATCTTTTTGCAGGACGGATCATAGCCAATACTGCTGCCAACTGTTCGATGTTTGTTGGCTTCATTTGTCTTAGAATACTCCCGTGACCATTTACATGAAAAAGTAAATTGACAAATTCATCCTGTTCTAGTAGATCCCATAGCGGTTCTGTGTTTAGCAACTGTGTTAGTTGTTCTTCATTTTTTATATCTTTGTAAACACTAACATTTAAAAAATCAATTTTGAAGTAGCCACGCTCTTCGGCTTTTTTATAATCGATGCTGGCAGTATCTGTCAACGGATTGTATGGAATAGAGTGACAATATACACCTGTATTGTGCTTTTTAAAAGTTCCATTTTCTACAATGGCCGCCGGAACGTGTTTGATAATATCAAGCACTTTGGTTCTATCAGCAAAGTCGATGTCAATATCCGGCATGTTCC